CGAAAGATACTACTCGTCATGGCAGAACGTTTCAGAATATTTTAGAGACTACTTTGTATGGCCACGCCGCAGAAGTTTATCTTATTCAAGAGTGTGGATACACTGATGATGATCGTAAATATAAAGACATTATTAACGCTGAAGGTCGTTCAGTAGAAATTAAAGTTACCGAAGGAGATTATTATGTTCCATATGTTTTGGAAAGGGCCGAAAAGGCTAAGTTACAGACATGGAGAGGATTTCCCGATATTTTGTACGTGTTTCTCGGTAATAAGAAAACCGCAGATTATTCGTTGTACGCAAAATATTATTGGAACGGACAAAAATTTAGTGTACAAAACCGCAAAATTGTGGTATAATTACTAACATGCCACCAAATCCTTATGTCTAATAATAATCGAGAAAACATCTTAGAACAAGCTAACGATATTGTCAATAATCGTTCAGAAGAAAAAGAACGTCAGTATGGACCTTTTGACGAAGGTATGCGGCGCGCCGCTATGATTTTTCATGGCATGACAGGTAAAGACCTCAATGGCTCTGACATGTACGCTGCTCTTGTAGCGTTAAAGCTCAGCCGTCATTCTTATGGTTATCGACAAGACAACCTTCTTGATGCTGCAGCCTATATTGGAGCTCTCGATAATTATGTTGAGAAGCACGGATACAAAGATTCTGAAGATCCTATAAGTTAGTTTTTTATGCATGATTTAACATTTTTTACAGAAAGAGAATCTGACAAATCGATAAAAGTCGGCATCTGCTCTTTAGTTGGAAAAATTAGTCCGAAGATTTCATCGCATAAAGGCGCTTGGCCGCATATGTTGTGTAATCAGTTGTATAATGCTGGTTATGAAAATGCTAAGGTTATTACTTCGAATGACACTGATTGGAATAATTATGACGTGATCTTAATTGATCATGGTATGGAGTTTAAAGGCGCATTTAATATATTTGGAGGATCGAACGATGACCTCTATCGCCAACTCATGCGCCTCTTCACACCAGTTCGAAAATACTCATTGCACTGCGATATGCCTGATATCGGTGAATTAATTCAATCCAGACTTAAAGCAGGCACAGAGTTATTTAAAACGCTTGAAACTCGTATTGCTGAAGCTTCGGAAATTTGTAAACATACACCTCGTATAGATCATATCGAAAAAAGCGATAAGCTATGTTTTGGAGATAGCCACTCGTTCGGAATGTACCAAGCGAAATATATGTGCCAACGCCATGATGGTTTGACTCTGCACGGAGCTCTAAAACGCGGCCTCGAAACATACATTTATCCATGGGTAAAAGAACTAACTGTGTATATTGGAAATATAGATGTGCGCCATCATTTAATGCGGCAAGAATTTCCTCACAAGTCAGCCGCTCTTTTATTGGAAAAGTATGAAAAGCAACTCATAAATTTGCAGCAAAGAGGAGTTGATAATATTGAAGTTGTTCATCTTATCCCTATTGAAAATGAGTCTCGACCTCTACCTAAGACAGGTTACTATAAAGGTGAACCATTTGCAGGATCATGGTTGCAGCGATCTATGTTAGTCGGAATTCTTAATAATGGTATTGACGCGATGTGTTCTCGACATAAATGGAAAGTGTATCAGCACCCTGACATATATTTTAAGCGTCTAGGCGAAGACTCAAACGAACTAACGTTTGATGTTATGGAAAAACCAAAATCTGTGCATATTTCTAGAGAATTTTACCGATGGGATATGGAATCTAATAAACCAAACCCACGCTTGATTAAAGAGCAATCAGCACTAGAAATGTTTTTTGAATGATATGATGATACAAACTACTAAATATTACGAAGATTTTTTGCGATACTTCGATCTGGCATCAAAGCAGCAAGAACTTAGTAACTTAGGTACGATACCGCATGCTGAAAGTGGTGTGCAAGATGATTTAATGGAGAGTATTGAGCTTTATGATGTTGTAGAAAGGAAGTTTGCCGGATTTTCTCAAATTGTGCATGACGTTTTTTACGGTTGGTCTAAAGATCACCCATATTGGGGAAAAATGCAAACCGGCAATATTACTTGGCAGAGAGAACGAGTGTCTAAGGATTGGTCTGGAAAACAACAGATTTTCGGCCTTGAAGAATGGCTTTATGTGCTCATTCTCCACAGAGTAACTGGATCAGCTATTAATTATGCCGCTAAACCTTCAGGTTATCATAACACACTCCTCTTTGATTTGTACGATTGTGATACAATTGACGAGATGTGCGATAAAGTAAAGAGCAGAAGAAAGCCCTTTTATACTTCGGTAGGATACCAATTTCCCGCTTTTCCTAAACCACCAAAATCGACGCAAGTCGTAGATTTATTTACTGACATGTCTGACTTTGAGCCAGAGCATATATACAAAAGAGGCGGTGACTATTTCCTCTGTGAATTTGTCCCGAGATTGTGCAGAGACATGGCTAAGTACCTTCAGTCCGGAGATAAGAAAGAATTGAGAGAGCTTGGAGAATGGATGTTCCAGTGGAATGCAGATAATGGCCTAAGAGCATACCGCTTCCAGTATGCTGCAATTATAGGTGATATATGCGACTGGTTTCCGCAATTTGTTCACCGTGAATCAATGTTTTATTACGGAACCAACGCGGTTGAATGTATTGGTTATTTAGCAAAGCCTTCGAGCGGAAAGGGAAGTATAAAGAGTTTAGAGTTCTTAGACGCAGTAATGCGCAAAATTTATGAAGACACTAACTCATTGCCCTATAACGCTGAAGATGTTGCGTGTGACTTTATCAGATGGATTGAAAATTACTTAAGACCTGGTGCTGATTATGCTCACATAGATATGGATACACTTTGGAATTCATCTTCTATTAAAGATCATCCATTCGGCCGCCAAAAAGCGATGTTAGATTTAGGTTTAGTTGAAACTTTTAATGGTATGACATCACATCCTTCAGACGATAAAATTATCAAAAGGGGTAATATATCAATTGAAGATTATAAACAAAGAGTTCACGCATTACAATCATGAAACATTACAAACCTGAAGACACATGCAGTACGCTTTTTTGGGATGAGGCAGAGAACGATAGTCGTGTGACTAACAACATTAAGTACCCGAAGACATCGGAAGTGTATCTTAAAAAGGGTAAACCAGTTGAATCTTGGATGAGAGATTGGGATGAAGAAGAACGTATTGATAAGTTTTTTGAATTCTGTCGTTCATTTGATTTAAGAGAAGATACACTGCTTAGAACTGATTACCAGATCTTTTCGCACCGCCTTCATTGGCATGAGCATTCATATTGTGATTTTATGAAAAAGATCACCGACAATAAAGAACGGCTTTGGTATTCTTTAGTGTTTTCGTTCACAAATGAGCATTGGAAAACCTTAACAACATTAGTTAATGATGGAGAAGAAGTTCTTAAAGAAAGATTTAAATCAAATCGACATGCCCGAAACGATCTATTTCAAATTTATTATCCTAAAGGAACCAAGGTAAAAGAGTGGTTACTTTATGGACCTAAGAAAGCCGCAGAAGATATGTGGCACGTACTTGAAAACTTAGATAGACCATATACGATGATGGAATTCGCTAAGATCATGGAAAAATATTTTAAAGAACATTTAGGTTTTAGAAGTCCTCTTTATCCGTGTAAAAATACAGCGCGCTATTTAGCAATGACTTGGCCTGAATTAGTAGATCCTGAATCTGTACTTTTTGGTGGAACTGGCCATTTTGATGGCCTTTATCAAATATTTGGCGGGCAATATCTCAATGGTAAAGTAAAGTATTCTATCGATGAAAACGGAGAATTTATTTGCGATAATAAACACGCTGAAGAATGGATTAGGCAAATGACAGTTTTAGCTGAACATCCATCTAACCCAATTAAAGATCAAATGTGGTTAAACTTAGAAGATAAAACATGCTTTTTTTATAAGCACATTGCTATTAGCCACGGAATTAAATCTCCTACGAAGAGAATTCCATATGGATGGATATTTGATAATAAATTTGATTTAGCCAAGCATCCAACGAATGCTATTCAACTTAATGGAAAAACAACACAGCATTTATGGGGAAAACACTATCCGCACGAAACCTTAATATAATATGTCACATAATACACACACTGATAGTTTATCAAACCTAGATTTAAACTTAGTAACGCCAGATCGTCAAGCTTGGTTAGATTTGGCAGGTGATTGGAAAGATCCATTTCCAGATCCTGAAATTGTAAAGCATGATGGATTCGATGTTGTCAGAGAAGATTTGATGGGCTATGGATCTAAATGCAGATTTGGAGATATCTTAGTACAGAAAGCCGCTTCAGATACTCTTGTCTATGTTCAGCCGAGATATGGTTTTGCCGGAATTTCATTGGCGTATTTAGCTAAAAAATACAATAAGAAATTAGTTCTCTTTAGTCCGAGTCAAAAAGAAATTTCAGATCATCAGGCTATCTGTATCGAAAGCGGAGCCACTATGAAATTCAGACGTATTGCCGCAATGCCCAATTTGAATAAAATGGCATCGGAATGGGCTGCTAAAAATAACGGATTCTTTATTCCATTAGGATTACGACATGAATTAGTAACTGCAGCTGCAGTAAAAGTTGCCTATGATATAGGTGAGAAACACGGATATCCAAAAGAAGTTTGGTCAGCTATATCGACAGGTGTCCTTTCCAGAGCTCTTCAAATTGCTTGGCCAGATGCTAATTTTAATGGAGTTGCAGTTGCTAGAAATATCAAATACGGAGAAAGAGGCCGAGCTACATTGTGGTCTCATCCTAAACAATTTAGTCAAGATGTCGATAAAGAATATCTTCCACCTTTTCCAAGCGCACAAAATTATGATGCTAAAGCTTGGGAATTTATGGTAAAACATGGAAATCCGGGAGCTACGTTTTGGAATGTTGGCGGAGATCCAAAGCCGAATGACGGTGCTATTAAAGAAAGTGTCGATTCTGCCCGTGCATGGGGAGAACTGCGAGATTGATCTTGGATGAACATTTCGAACACTAAATTCAAGTTATTCAATTTTGATCATTTACAAATCATCAAAAATATGGTATAATATCACCACAATAAGAAAGTATGTCACTATTAGATAAATTAAAAAAATCCTCCCGTTCAGCGGGAGTAGCTGTTCTGTCAGAATCGAAACTCTTTTCTGAAAAAGAACTAACCTCAACGCCAGTGCCGATGATCAACGTCGCGCTATCTGGAAAAATTGATGGAGGTCTTGCCTCTGGCCTCACCGTTTTGGCTGGTCCATCAAAGCACTTCAAAACATCATTCGCGCTTCTAATGGCAGCTGCCTATTTGAAAAAGCACGATGATGCCATTTTGATGTTTTATGATTCAGAATTCGGCTCGCCAGAAGCATATTTTAAATCATTTGGAATCGACACAGCACGTGTGCTTCATACACCAGTTACGAACATCGAAGAGCTAAAGTTCGATATGGTTCACCAACTAAACGAGTTAGACCGTAAAGATAAAGTCATTATTATAATTGATTCTGTTGGCAATATCGCTTCTAAAAAAGAAGTTGATGATGCTGAGAATATGAAATCTGTCGCTGATATGACCCGCGCAAAAGCGCTTAAAGGATTATTCAGAATGATCACGCCGACTTTAACTATTAAAGATATTCCGCTGATCGCGATTAATCATACTTATATGGAGCAAGGCATGTTCCCTAAAGCTGTTGTTTCAGGAGGAACCGGGGTAATGTATTCAGCTGATAACGTTTGGATTATTGGCCGTCGACAAGAAAAAGATGGTACAGAAATCAAGGGTTATCACTTCGTCATCAACGTCGAAAAATCTAGGTTTGTTAAAGAAAAGTCAAAGATTCCTATTACTGTTTCATGGGACGGAGGGATCGAAAAATGGTCTGGCTTACTTGATGTTGCTATTGATGGAGGTTATGTTATCAAACCAAAAAATGGTTGGTACCAAGCAAGAAACCCATCAAACGGTGAGGAACTTTCTGGAAATGTTAGAGCTAAACAAACTCTCCAAAGGGTATTCTGGGAACCGCTATTCGAAAAGACTGACTTCGCGGCCCACATCACCGCTCGATTCAAAGTTGGCACAGTCGAAATGGTAAGAGAGGAGGATAGCGATGCCTGCGAATAAGATCAACGTAGATAGATATATTCAATTTGTCGAAAAGGGTGACAGTGAATTATATTCGTTAAAGGTTGTACAAGGACCCTATTCCGGTGTAGTATATACCTACGGTAAAGTTGAAATCAAAGGTTCTGTTGATGAACCAGTTGTTAAGTTTGACTTTACAATCAATGAAGTTCCGAAAGGAAAGAAGAAAAATAAATTAGAAAAATCTAATGGATTTAAAAACTTTATGGGTGATGTTCTTATTACCTTAATCG